ATTATTTGGGGGGTATTATGCGTGTGAATCGGTGGCGGGGGGCGTGGCAGGGGGGGTGTCGTGTACCGGCCACTTCTTAAGGCTTTCTTGCCTTGGCTTGCGTCTCCTCATCCTCAAGGGTCGAGGCTTGCCAGGATTTTTAGGTGTTGGTGTTACAATAGTTTGCGATTCATTTGTCGGACAATAGCTATTGTATTTACCTTTGACATCTTCTATCTGCTTAACCTCCTGGCTCTCAATCACTTGTGCTTTCTTTTCCGCTCGTCTCGATGCAAGGCCAGCAAGGAGGGCGGCGAATGATCCTCCCGCTGTATGTTCTACGCCACCAGAGACTTGCAACCTGGCTGATGGCTGAGCGTAGGAATAAACACGTTCGGCCATCCATGCCTTCGCTTGCCACGACTTCTCGCCCGCTAGTTCGATTGATCTTAATAGGCCAAGCTCATGTTTTTTTCGAGCCATCCGCACTTGTTCGCCGAAACTGGGCCTTTTCTTTGTCCACCCTTGGACTGTTATCGGATTCAGACCCACAAGCTCCGCCGCTTTCTCGAGTGTAAAGCCGGACCCGCACGCATCAATTATTGTCTTGGCTATTTCGTCAGTGTATGCGGTCTTCCCATTCTTCGATTTTGCGGGGAGATTGTCGGGCGGATTTTCCACCCGCATAGCCTACCATAAAACTTTCTCAAAAATAATTGTTGACATGGCCAACCCGCTTGGACTAGGCTCCATTCATGCAAACAACACGCACCAACGCCGACAAGCAGACGGCCAAAGTTCTGCGAATCTCCGCAAACGAAATTGCCGAGCAGTTCATCAACTCGACAATCCAGCACGATGATTGGGAGCAAGCGGGAAAAATTCTTTCCGACCTTGCCGACAACATTGTCACGCCCGAGACCTTGAGGGACTTGTCGCAACTATTGTCCGACATCGCAGACGAAGCTGATCGGATCAAGCCCGATGATGAACATGAGGCACACGCTGCCGAATCACTTTGCGAGTTGATCGCAGAAAAACTTATGGCGAAATATGATCGTCATACTGGCAGAGCATAACCAAAAACCAAAAGAAAGGAAACGCACATAATGAGCGCACTATATGGAACACTGCAAGGAGCAAAAGGAATGGCCACACGATGCGGTCACCGAGAATTGACAACCCACGCCGCAAGTTGGGATGGAGCGGTTCGGGTGAGTCTTAACAATAACAAGGAAACTGGATCGACATCCTATGTTGTCGAGCTAGTGCCTTGGCACGGCAACGGAGAATATAGGAAGCTGGCCGAGGGAATTATGGAGAAGCGGAAATGATCTGTTTCTGCATTTACTCAAGAGCCGGGTCTTTCCTCCTACGCTTCGAATCGTATGAGCGTGCAGAAGCATGGCGGAGGGAAAGAGGGGTTGAGAATTACACCATACGAAAGGAGGTTTGGCGATGATCGCAGAAGTCCACGGAGCCGTATATTTTGCCCATGGTTTGATCTTGGGCGGGATATTGGTGGCGTTTGCGATGTTTATCGGGCGGAAATAAGTCTTTCCTCGTTTCCCCTCGTCATGGAGGGGAACGGAGGATGGATTCAGGCGATCGCCCGGACATCCTACAAATGGCAGCGCAGGCATTCCGTCTTTATAAACGGTAGCACAGCCTATAAGGAGCCTATAAGGAATGAATAAAGAGCAAATCATAAAAGAATACCTATCTGCCCAGGGTAGAAAAGGCGGGAGCGTTAAGGGGCCGCAGAAAGCCCGGAAGTTATCGCGGGAGCATTACGAAAACGTATCACGCATTCAGCGGGAGCGTTGGGCAAAGTGGCGGGAGCAGAACAAGCGGTAGCGTAGCAGCTCTATAAGGACGTTATAAGGACGCTATGTCCTATAAGGGATATATAAAAACGGTACTTCAGCGACCAATAGAGACGCAGCAGGCTTTATTGCCTAGAGATTCTGGGATTTTGCGCTTTATAAGGGGTATCTTGCGTTGGGAGGTATCGGCTACTTGCTTGCCATCCATCCTCGCTTCTAGCGGCATCTCCGCTCGATTAAACGGTATCCTGGTGTCTTGTTTTACCACTTCCGGCAACTCCAGTAGCGTGCCGTCAGCTTGCTAGGAGGGTTGCTGTCGCACCGATGCCTAGCCCTAAAGCTCTTGCGCCGTCCGGGTATGGACTTCTTAATGGTCATCTTGGGATCGCCAAAGCGGATGGTCTTGGACTTGCCACCGGAACAGGCTCGAACCTTAAACTTCTTTGACCCTCCCGGTGTACGCACCGGCCTGTTGCATGGGGATTGTTTCATTGGTTTAAAGCTCCTGCCAGTAGCTTAATCTTTTCCTGGTGTACTTCAAGGAACTTTCCCAGGTCCTCCAAGTCATCTGTCAGGCTGACCATGTTTGCCTCGTACACCTCGCGTGAGCAGTCAGCCAATATGTCACCACAGAGTCGGTCAACCTTGCCTATTGTCTGGTGCAGGCGGGAGTTCTCTGTCAGGAGCAACTCGATATACGCCCAGGCCAGGTCAACCCTTGGGCTTTTCACTGAAGCCGCCCTTCTTGGCCTTCATTAAACGCCAAGTGCGGGGTGAAATGGTAGATTGGGACTTGGGACGGGATGTGCCAGCCTTACGGCGAGCGTTGATGTTAGCGTAAAGACCGGGTTTCATTTCACCAATATACCACACCCTCCCTGCACGCCCAAGGGCGCGTGTCCCTGCGGCTGCCAGCTTTTCTTTCCTTGGGAACACTCAGGCAGTGGATTTTCCTCGGAACCTGCCGTCAGGGGAGGGGAGGGTAACGACATAGGAGTTACCCCTCCCCCTGGTTCCTCGGAACTGTCTTTTGCCTTATTATATATAAGGGTATGGCAGTAGAGTAAATGGCAGGGAAATGACAGGCTGAACTGACAGCTAGAAGCTGGACTGGTTGGCAGTATACAAATCCTTCTCCAACAGTATCTTGCCAGCCTTTGTCAGCCGTTTCAGGTGCCGATAGAAGGTTCTCTCTGAAATCTTGCACTTGTCCATGATGTGACGGCACAGGTCGGATGCCTGCCAGCCCTTGCAGCCCATCTCTCCAAGGAACCGCTCGTCACCTATGACAGGTTTGGCTCCCGGCCTCTTTAGGTTGTCAGGATTCAGGGCGTAGTTGGGTCGGAACATGGGGTAATGCCACTGGATGACAAAGGGGTCCATCGGGCTGAAGTTGCGGAGTGTCACGTCACAGGTGAAGGTACGCTCGTCCTCTTCATGGGGTGTCAGTACCACCAGGCTGTCAGGGTTCCGGGCGAACACCCCCGACCCAGAGAAGCGGTCGATGGCTTCCTTGGATGAGGCATTGCCCTTGGCAAAGTGGTGCGACAGGATGACCGATAGGTTGTGCTTGGTTGCCAGTGCCTCCAGTTCGTTCATCAGGCTTGCCATGTCCCCCGCGCTGTTTTCATCGCGGTCGCCCATGAGCATATAGTTCGGATCTAGGACGATTGCTTGGTATCCCCTGCCTTGGATGTGCTTCTCAATGATCGGGCGGATGAAGGTAAGGTCGGCGGCATAGCCACGGAGCGTCCACACATCGAAGTCTTTGACCTGTTCGGCTGTCAGGTTCTTTGCCTTGATGACATCGCCCAGGCGGTTCCTGAAGCTCCACTCTTGGATCTCGAAATTGATGAACAGCACCCGGCTCTTGCGGCACTTGTTGCCCCACCAATCCGTGCCGGTGTGCAGACTGAGTGACAGGTCGATCAGGCTCCAGCTTTTGAATGCCTTGCTGCCACCGCCCAGAAGCAGCTTGCCACCCTGGTGCAGCATCCCCTCGATCAGCACCTCCGGCTCCGGCAGCTTCTCCTTGGCCAGATCCTCGTATCTCTTGATCGGCGGCCACTGGTCCACCGGCTGTTTCACCCCCAATCCCACGGCTGGCTCTATCATTTCCCCTCCTTGCAAAACCAAAGAAAACTTTGGTATGTTGTGTCGTTTCTTTTTGCCCCCGGAATTCTCACCGGTTGGCTTGGCTTGAAAGTTGCAGGATCGCACCCGAGCGGAACAAGGAAAGCTTTTAGTTGCTCCATCCATTCTTTCTTGGGCGGGTTCTCGAACCAGCCGTGCAGGCTCTTCCCGCCGGTGTCGACCACAGCGTACATCCTCATCTTGAATAGATCTCGCATGGCCTGGAACACCGCGCCCATCTGCGGCTTGGTCAGCGTGTCGGACTCCACCACCAGGTAGACCCTGGTGTCCACGTTCTCGTTGGCGCGGCTGACCGACTCCGGCACGAACACCGCGCCGGTCGTGTAGTTGCCCACCGGCGATGGCAAGCCCATCCACTCGCTGACCTTGCGGAAGTTCTGTGGGTGCCTTCCGCTGTCCTTCACATCCCCGATCCAGATCAGATCGCTCGGCTGCCACAAGGTCAGGAAGCGGTGATAGTCCTGCGCCGGATCGTCCAGCTTGACCGGACTTTCCTCGTACATATCCGCCGGGTCCCAATTGTAGTGGGTCAAATACCGGCTCTTGTTCGATTCGGCAATCGTCTTGATTCGGTCAATTATTTCGCTCTCGGGATCTTTCTCGATCACCAGCTTCACCGGATTATCCAACTGCTGGATCGGCCTGCCCATGCTGTCGTGCAGTATCGCTCGGCGCAGCTTTCGGTTTGCCTCATCTCGGTACGCCATGCAGGAGGTATGCCAGCAGAAGATCGTCGGCACTCCGTCCACGAACACCGTGGTGTCGCGCAGCCTGGTATGGCTGGTATGCGTGGCCTCTCCTGGGCAATGGCATAGCCCGTGGTTCTCGGACTGCCAATCCACCTGGCCTACGATGGCTTCGGCTTTGCGTTGGTTGTCGTTCATATCAGAAAGTTATGCCGGATGATTCAAGAGGCGACACACACTAGGAGGACAGCCCGTTGCGGGATCTCCCCGCACACCACTTCCGGCATTGGTTATTCATTTTCGCAATTTTCCATGCTTATGCAAAATGCTTTAGCTATTGGATATATTTCATTATCTGACCATGAGTTTTTAAATGCATTTAATGCCCACAAAATTACCCTTACATTTCCCTTAATATATCCCTTTTCTGGAACTATCCTGTCTAAACTTGGTGAATATGGTCCACGCTTTCCATTGCTATAAAATATAAAATCAAGACCAGTTTTCTCGCATTTCATCCCACTCATTTTTTTCAATATAAAATTGTAATCAATATCAAATGGTATATTTTTCTTAGAGCATTTTTCCTTTGCCTCTAATAACATTTTACTTGCCCTTAAATTTTTTGGATTGTTAAATCTATATTTTTTTTGTATTTTACTTAACCTATCTCTATTATTTTTCCTCCAATTCTCTGTATATTTCAGAACCTTTTCCTTGTTTAATTTTCTCCATTTTTTAACTTTTTCCCTATTGCATAACCGGCACCACGACATTAAACCATTTTTGCAGTCGCCTCTTTTGGAGAAATGTTCGGATGATTTATTTTGCATACACTTGGGGCATATTTTTGAGTCAATCTTCCTCATCTTCAAATACCTTTTTTGCTGCCCCTACAATCATTTCCGCAGTAATGTTTCTAAGGGCATTGCACCACATTTGAGTTTTTTGTGTTTTATTTGATGCGTCCTTACACTTGGACTGCGGCAATCCAGCATGAGGAGCGCATGGAGCGTGCGGACATACATCAGGAGCAAATAGCGGATATGCTCTTGGGTAGTACTTAACTCTCCAATCTGGATGATAGCTCCCCCACAGTGAAATGCAAGGCGTGTCGAAGGCGGCCGCCACGTGGTTGACACTGCTGTCGGGTGCCACGACAAAGTCCGCCCCGCTTACGATGGGGAACAGCGAGCGGAACTGCTTGGTCGTGTTGAACAGGTCGATCACCCTGGAATGATCCACCTTGAAGTTATTGGAGTTATCCAGCCCGATGATCACGGCCTTGTGGTTGGGGAACGCTTCCAGTAACGCCAAGACCGCATCCTGCCCCATCTTCGGCGGGTAGGTGCGGGTCGGCCCGGAACTGGATACATGGTAGGCAAAGTAGTCACCCTTGATCGGCCACTTGTGCATATCAATTAGCTCCTTGTGGTCTGGTTCGATCAGGTACAGGTGCGGACGCTTGTACTTGGGATCAACATCACCTGCGTTCATCCAGGTGTAGATGCGGTCGTAGCAGTTGCCCGGACCAGTCCCCAGCTTGGTATTGCCAACCTGGCCGGAGAACAAGTCGTCGGTCGGTAGGTGCGCGTCATAGCTATCCCAAGCTTCCAGCGTGGGCGGAAGTGGGAACAGCTTGGCTCCTAGTCCGGCATATAGCGGCAGGTTTCTGGCGGGCGCGTACACATCCACGCAGCCGCCCGATTCGTTGACCAGGTAATGCACGAAGGCGGTCGTGATGATCGCATCCCCGATGGCTCCGGCCCGGTACACCGCCGTGGCACCGCCGGTCGCGCGGCCAGGATAGTACGGCTTGATCTTGTGCGGGCAGGGTATGGAGTCTTCCCACATCGGTCCGGTCAGTTCGTCGGGCAACACATAAGTGTTGCGCGGGAACAGCATCGAGTCATCGACCTTGTGGATTGAGTTGGTTTGGTTGGTCCAGAGTTTCATGGTTGCTCCATTATGATGTTGATGTTTCTGATGATTTCCGCTGCGACCTGCGGTACGATGGCATTTCCGAGTCCACGCAGTTTAGCCACTCGGTTGGGTACCCCATGAGCCACGCGACCCACGTCGGGTTCAGTTGGCCAATATGCCCCCGTAATGCCAAAGCATTCGGAAGCTGATCGTGATGCCCACGCGCTTTCGCTAAATGCTTCGCAGAGTTCTGTCCTTTGTAATCCCTTGTTGATGGAGTAGGCCAGAACTGGCTGTTCTTCTCCTGCACATGATCCCGAAGTTTGTAATGCCCTGTCGTCCCCGGCCTCATTTCCATCACTCCGCCCTCCCCGTCCGATGCATGAGGCGTGCGCCAAAATCCAGACCCGATCCCTTCTGTGCGGGGCATCGACGGCGCAAGCTGGAACAATGATCGGTTCGACTTCGTAACCTTCCGCTTCCAAGTCAGCACACACCGTGTCGAGTGCCAGGTTGACGATCCCAGCAACATTCTCACCAATGATCCAAGCTGGCCTTGCCTCGCGTATGACTCGGCACATTTCCGGCCAGAGATAACGGTTGTCGTCCTTGCCTCGCTGCTTCCCGGCAACACTGAATGGCTGGCAGGGGAATCCGCCGGTGAGAAGAGTGACTCCTGCGTATAGCTCGCCTCGTACTTCGCGGATGTCCTTGTGGCATGGGACTTCCGGCCAGTGCTTCTTGAGGACGGCTTGGGAATATGGTTCGTTGTCACAGAAGCCAACGGTTCTATACCCGTTCCATTTGGCTGCCAAGGCAAATCCTCCGATCCCGCTGAATAAGTCGAGGTGTGTAAGCTCATTCATTTTGCCTTCCTCGAATCATATCTTGGCATAAAGCCCATATCCCTTGCGTGTTCCACGGTTGTGCGACAACACTTCCACGCCCTTGCGATCTGGTGAACTGTGTATCCGGCCTCATACTGGACCTTCCACAAGCCCCACCGCTTTGTGACAAATCCAGGCTCACGATTGACCCGCTTGGACTTTCTGACCATCAGCTCCGGCGGAACCACGATCTCCTTCTCGTCCCTGATTCCGGCAACAATCTTATCTGCGGAGTCCCTGTTGCTTCTAGTCCGCTCGATCCGCCCGATGCTGATCTCATGGCGCATCTGCTGGATGGTCTGGACTGCGGCGACAAGCCTCGCCTCCAGCACCTTGATGTTCGTCTCGGTCGTGCTGACCCGTTCAGCTAGTACCTGCGCTATTGCTTCCTGTGTGTTCATTTCTTATCTCCTTTGTGATTAAAGCCGCCGCGTCAACGTCCGCAATTACCTCGCGAACCTTGTGCGCCTCGGCGTGGTTTATCTTGTCCCGGTGGCTGGCCAGACTCCGGCGCACCCGCGCAAGAATCTCGGCCAACCACGCCATGCGATCTTCCGACATTACCGACTCCGCATACGGAACCGGCGAGGACCACCCTTGGGCGGAACCCCGGCCGACCGAAGCGCAATGGCCAGGATCTGCTTCTGCGAGCGCGGCCTACCGCCAGCCCCGCGAGCCTTGCCCTTGCGCTTGTTGTCAGCGCGTAGTTCACGAATGTTCTTTCCGATGTCTTTGCCTAGTGGCATATCAATCTCCTTTTGTTTTCACGAATCTACCGGCCAAGAGATCCAACTCCCAACCGTGTCCATGAAATTTGTCGTACAGCATTTGGTTCATAATCCAATAAAGCGGCGAGCAGCTTGAGTCCATTAGGTTTCCTGGGTGGCAGTTGTCCATGTCGAGGAACTCTTTGAGAGCCTCAACCTCCAATCTTGCCACCTGATATATTGTCACGCTGTCTCCTCCCCTACTACGCCGTCAAACGCCTGTTCTTCGGCGTGGAATACCTGTGTTTGTACCTTGAGCCATGTCGGCTTGGCAACTCCATTCTTGCCTGTGAATGATGCCTCTGTGAATAAGACGTTGTTGCCGGGAACACAGGCAATCCTTCCATTGGCAAGCTCAATGAAGTGATGCGACTTGGTTTGGCTCGGCTCAAGGCTGTAGCCGTCACCATAAGGTTCTGCTGTGAACATATAGGCTCCACGCATCCAAGTCTGCTTACCAGCCAGCCACACCTGGCAATCCAGTTCCCGCAGATAGTCGTACTCGATAGTGGTAAAGTTCCAGCCGAAACAGTCCCACCTCTGTGCGTCTCCCAAGGTCCACGGCTCGCCTGTCCCGCTTGGGAACGCCAATGCGTGCAGAGGCAATCCACGGTACAACGCACCGCACTTCAGCATGACCGTACATCCCCACGCCCGGTGCGGCACCGAGTACAGCCCGAACCAGACAGCATCCTCCCAGCCGTTCTCGTTGCCCTGTGAGATAAACTTGCGGTTCACCATGACGTACTGGTGGCGCGGTAGGTTTGCGGCGAATGTCACTTGCGATCCATCCACATTGCCATCAGCGCAATGCCAATGGCAAACATCAGCATCTCGGTCGGGCCTACTTCCATTGTGACTCCATAGAAAATTTTGCCTGTTGTTCGCGCAGTGCGGACAGGCTCCGCATCCCCATGTGGGACTTGTCGGTGGATACTTCGCGCATACAACCACCGTGCCGATTAGCTATATCGGCAATAGGCAACTCTTTCGCATTCATGAATGCTCCCCGAGTTGCATACTTTCATTGTATCCAATGAAATTCATTTCCATGCTGGCCCTGTGATCCATGCGACCAACGCCCAGCGCGTGCCGAACAGTGGTGCCTTGGCCTTGTGCTTGATCCATGATGGAAAGAAGTTGGCCGATCCCTGGTGCGTGGACTTTTCCACCCCATGCCAATCAGCCTCGACGCGCAACCCACCGCCTACATATTCCTCCGGCCTGGACAGGTTAACCACGCAGGTCAGCTTACGGTCGCTGCCGTCATAGGTGTCGAAGTGCCACTTAAACTTCTGGAACGGGCGATACCTCAACACCTGAAGCTGCTGCATATCCATTATGTCGAAGCGATAGTGTTCCGTGTTGACCTGGTCCACCACTGCGGCCAGGTAATTGTAAAGCCACTGGAAGTGCGGTGCCCTGGGTATCCAACACGACGAGCAGGTCCGGGTGCGGCTGGCAACGTGGGTGCCGTCCTTCGACAACACCGGCGCGCGCGTCATCCCGATGACCTCCGCATCGCGGATGACCATCTCGCATTGCGAGCGGGTCAGGACTTGCGGGATCGTGACCGCCGTGAGGATTTTTTGCTTGAACGGCTTTTCTTGATTTGCAGTGTGCATTTCTTGTCTCCTTTTGCAAATGCCTCTAATGCCTTGCGGAAGGCATAGGCGGCAAGTTCTTTCTTGTCATCCCTGATAAGATTTAATCCAGCGCGGGCAAGCATTTCGGAAGCCTTGTCGTCTATGTCCAAATCAAGCTCGACCATCTGGACCTTGCGCTCTGCGATGATTTTTATTTGTCCCAATTCATCCATTGTGATTTCTCCTCTCTTGATTTTGCAATCAGCCATGCCATGAAGCTTCCGGCGAACACCAGCAACATCATCCCTGCGCCCGCAAGCAGGGCGAACAAGATGACGTGTGCGCTCACCTCGCTAAAGAACTTCAGATAGTCCATCATCTTTCCTCCTCTTAAGCATTTTGTTCAGGGTGGATTGGTCGATGTTCGCCCCGCCCATCCTGCACCAGAAGAGTACGGTGCCGTTCTTGAAATCGTCAAGCAGGTTTTTGATGTTATCTTCCTCGCGGTAACAGCAACAGTCCTTCAGGCCAGGACGCTTGTTCGCCGGGGTCAGTTCGTCCCCGACCAATACCTTGCGGCGTTGCAATAGGCGCAGGTCGTAGATCGCTCGGATGGCAATCTCGCTGGCGAGCAGCTTGACCCGCTCCTCGTGGGTCAGGCGGTTCGCTTCAGCTTTGACCATTTCTTCCGCTTTCCAGAACGATCCTCGGCCCAGGCCGAATAGGCGTTCCATAGTCGCGCCGCATCCAGAGCGTTCTGCTTGTCGTCAAAAATATCATCAGCCGGTGGCAAGCCGTTTGGCGGATCGGCACCCCACAGGCGCGGACCAACCGGGTTCTCCATAGCCTCCGTCACTACCCGCCACTTGTCGCCATGCGGGATCACCTTGACCGGTGTCATCGGATCTCCTCTTCCAGCTTCTTGATGTCAGCCTCAATCTGGCCGCGAAGCTTGGCCATGTCGTTGGATTGTCCGGCGTAGTGGATCATCTGGGCATCCATATATCGGTTCAGCCCGAAGTGTTCTTCCACGCTGGTCATGCAGTTAAAGGACGGGTCAAGCTCCTGAAGATCCAGATCGCACAGGTGCGCCATGATGTTCATCCAGGTCTGTTCGGCAAAGTGATTGGGGAACAATCCGATTGGCGGCTGGGCAAATATCCCGGCAAAACTTTTCGTAACCACAAAGACACCGGTGTTAACGTAGAATCTCGGCTCGATCTTGTAACCAAACGCCTTGGCCAGTGCCGTCATTCCCGGCTTGCGGTCAAGGTAGGCACCTTCGTCAAAGGCGCAGAACTTCTCGACATCCTTGGAGATGTCAGGGCAGTCCAGCGCGACCAGCACATCAGCGTCAAGGAAGGTGACGACATCGTAGCCCTTGGTCGTCATCAGGTGCGGTATAATCAGCTTGCTGTACTGGACAGGGTGCGCCAGCGGCTTCTCGATGGAGATAAAGTCCTGTTCGTGCCGCTTGCAGTAAGCCTCCATGCGCGGCTTGGTCAGGTTTAGAACCTCCAGCCAATCGTCCCCGAAAGCCTGCGTGACTACAACTTTCTTCATGCCACCTCGCAAAGTTGTTCGTCGGCTTCCTCCATGAGAAGCTGCTCGGCAAATTCCAGCAGTTCCGGCTCGGGGTTGGCGATGTCTGCGTCACCGTGGCAAACCGTGATGCGCGAGATCGACATATCGTAAGGCACGTCCGCTATGACGTGTTCGCGGTAGCCCTGCGGCCCGATGTCGATGCGGTGCGTCTTGTAATCGCAATCGCCCCATGCCGTGACTTCGCGGCCTCCCCAGATGAATGTTACTTTGATGTCCTCTATTTTCTTCATAGTCGTGGTACTTCCTTTTTGATTTGCGCCCAGGCAAACAAGGCGCGGACCAACGCCCTTTCGAGGTGATCCGCAGCCGTTTCGCCGTTGTTGTCCGGGCAAGGCGTTGACTTCTGCAACTGCAACATGGCCGTGGACAAGTGACGCATAGCACGACCTATATGGTAATCATGCACCGGCTTGTCAACATTAAACCATTCTCCGTAGGCGGATTTCTCCGATCCTTTGCCCATAACGCGCCACGTTATATCCTCGGCGGCTTTGCCAAGTTCCTCGATGGTGGGTGGCTTCATAGCTTCATCCCAGGTGGGTTGTACTTCTTGGACCACGCCCAAACCTTGA